CTCTATTTGTAATAGTTACTATTTTTATTGATCCATCTTGGGCATTTCCTCTTACTGCCGCATTATCTGTAGAGGTATCCCAATTTTGAGGAACTGGGATGAAATCAGTTGCTTCAAATTTTACTACGTCAACTGGTTTAATTGTATATAAGTACTTCCATATGTACCCATCACCACTTGAACCTGCTGCTCTCGGTTCTAAGTCAGTAAAAAGTGGTTCATCTAAAGATGGTTTTCCATTTGGAGTTTCCGGAGTTGTTCCATTTTGGAGACAGATATAAACTCTGTACTCACTATTCATTACAAAATAAAAAGATGAATATAAATTTGTTGCACCAGAAACTTTAGCAGTATTTGTTCTGCTATAGTCGTGGCGATACATATCGTAAGTATTTCCTGAAGTCCAAACTCTCTTTGGAACCACTTGGCGAACATCTGAAGAGTTAATTTTCTTCAGAGCAATCATTGTATCCCAATAACTGTTTTCTTCATCAAAATTATCTTTTGGTGCAGGGGGACTTTCATCCCAATCAGTTTGATAATCAGTAGAATTTGGTAGACCTATAAAAGTATAATAAGAATTAGTTGAGGATTCTACTCCAGCAACAAAATTCTTAGCATTTAATATTCTGATTTGATCAGTTATAATCGCAGCCATTTGATACTGTTTTTTATATATTTAGTTGATCATAAAAAGATTTATAGTGGAATCTCCGGAAACACAACTTTACCTGGAGAAGAAAATGATGTTGTAATATCCCTCAATTGTTGTCTATATTCTTTCCACTCATCAGGAACTGGTGTGTTTTTTTCTAAAGAGGAAATTACAACCCAGTCAGTCAAATTTAACATTTTATTTCTTAATGATCTCACCGTTTCCCAATCGTCAAAATTATTTTCTTTTTTAATAAATTTTCCATTTTTATAACGATCACCAATTGATGCCTGTTCGGCAAAAACCCATTTATTTACTTTTGCTTCTTCATCGGAGCAAAGAACAATATTAGTGACTATACCTTTTTCTAGAATTGCGTATCTTTTAGACATTTGTTTCTCCTTAATATTCTATTATAATAGCGCCCTGTTGTCCATTTTGGCTGCTCTTTCCACCAAGACCATAACCACTAAGTTGTGGAGTCACTACTGATGTATTTTGGTAATCTGTTTCAGTAACAGATCCACCATAAAGATTTACCTGACCACCAAGAGCAATTTGTACGTCATTATTAGTTCCTTTTCCACCAACTCCAGTGATAGCCACACCAACATAAGTAAATGTAGTATTACCACCATCAGTGCCATTTCCACTAGCAGTTCCTATTCCTCCAGCTCCTATTGTGTATGACGCTGAAGTACCTGGAGTAACTTGATAATATCTAATTGCAGTTGCTCCAGATCCACCATAGATTCTTATATATCCAGATAAACCTCCTCCTCCACCACCACCTGTTGCATATACTTTTATTAGTCTAACTCCAGTTGGTACTGTCCAAGATGTTCCTGAGGTTAAAGTTTGATATGTACTAAACCCAATATATCCAGTTCCTGCAGACAATGAAAAGTTTGATGCAGTTATAATACCACTAGTATTAATACTTGAAGTGGATCCTAATCCTACTGCTATTGTGGCAATACCTGCAGTACTTGCATAAGTTGCTATTCCGGAACTAGAAGAATAAGTTGAAATACCAGCAGTACTTGAATAAGTTGCAATACCTGCAGCATTTGCATATGACGAACTTGTTGCATTACCACTAAAAGATGTAGCCGTAACAACACCAGAAAATAACCCATTACCAGAAACAGTCAATTTTGATGTAGGATTAGTAGTTCCAATACCAATATTAGAAAGTGTGTTAACACCAACGGAAGTTTTATTTAAAACACCAGAAGTTAAATCATTACTATTTCCAAAATAATTATATATTTCATTGAAATTACTATTAATTTTAATCGCACCTTCTAATAAAGTATCTCCAAGATTATCATTAGGTGATACGCCAGTAATTATTCCTAACTTTGCCATCGTTTAGTAATATATTTTAAATATTTAGATTGCATAATTTCTGTATTTTAATGATGGCGTTCTATTTACCAAAGATGATGTTGTAATACCATTTGTTCCATTATTTGTATATGAATTAAATGATATTTCTTTTGTTCTTGATTGTAAAACAATTTTACCCCAACTATAATTAGCATAGATATCGGATGGGCAACTATAAATGTTCGGAATAAAATTATCAAAGGTATATGCGGTACTATCAAAAGTAGTTTGTGTAGAATCAAAAGAAATAGCAGTGCATGGTTGAGGAGTCGTAACTGTCATTGCGGTCGAAACATTAGTAAAAATATTAACAATATCTACGACACCAATACCAGTTAATCTAAATTTTGATAATTCTTTACTTTCAACTTGATAGACAGTATCTATAAATTGTGTTGAAACCCCTATTGAATTACCAGATAGTCCCAGAGATGAGAAATACGTAGTTGCATAACCTACATTGGAATTATAAATTACAAAAAAGTCTCCAACAGATAATGAACTTACATCATAAGGATTGCTACTTACCAATGAGTCTTTTAAGAAAGAATCTTCTGGTATGTAAAAACTGAACATAAGTTGATTGTAAGATCCATTGAAAGTATTTGCCACACTTACCACAATACCAGAGTCGCCAGAGTATGAATAAACTTCGTTTCTTTCAATATCAATAGATGGATCTTCAATTAAAATTGAAGGTGGATTTTGTTGAGAATAACCAGTTACAACACCAATAACTGAAATAGAAGTTACTATTCCCGAAGTAATTGAAGAAATTGCAGTTGAAGACGTAGTTCCTATTCCTATGGGACTTTGAATACTAACAATTGGTTGAGATTCATATCCAAATCCACCATTATTGATAATAATAGAAGAAATAGTTCCAGCAGATGATACTACTGCAGTTGCACTAGCAGAAACCTTTATATCTTGAGAAATAAATGTAATATTATTTTGAAAATCTAATGATATTTGATTTTCATTTGCTGGATCAAAAAATGGTCTTATATTATCAACAAATAATACAGTGGAACCTACACCCACAGGTTGTATCAAGTAACTAGATGGATAAATTTGTGGTTCATATAATGATCTATCCTTGGTTATTTCCCTTTCATTTATAATCTTATCTTCTGTTTGACGACACCAAGTAATTGTTCTTTCTAAAGATTCATCTTCAGTATTTCCTGGACCAAAATATGGATTTGTATCAACCAAATCAGTTGCCAAAATTGAAGTAACAGTTCTATCATCTTCTTGAAGTGTCGGATCCTGACCAATAGAAGAATCATATCCTAAGATTAACTGATCACCAATCTTAACTGTTTCTAAGATATCTTTTTCTATGACATCAACAGATCCACTTCCCTTATAGAATAGAATTTTGCAGGTATCATTTGTTCCCGGAATCCCCAAACTTATTCCCTTTGGTGCCTCAGTAAATGTGATAATACTTCCACCCTCAAAAATGTATCCTTCACCTGGAACTTGTAAAATATCGTTTACAAAGACTAAAAGAAGATCTTGAACGTTAATATTTGAACCTTTAGCCGCTTTAATAGATACTAAATTACTATTAATTGTAAGTGGGAAAGTGGTTGTTTCTCCATCAAAAAGATCAGAAATATCATCAAAAGGTTGAAGTTCACCTATTGACCATCCAGTAAATTTATCAGAGAAAATATTTTGTATTGTAATTTGAAACTCTTTGAATGAAGATGTTGTTGGTATTCCAGTTAATCCACCAATTGGTACAGTCAGTACTTCACTTTCTCTATATCCATAACCAGTATTTTTGATTTCAAAATCAATTACACTAGATCCTTGTCCAACTACAATGTCAACCGTTGCCGCTGTACCAATTCCAATCGATGAAGAAGAACTATAAATTAATGGAATGTCAGAATATGACAATGGATCATCAAAAATAACTTTAGGTGGATTTGTAGATGTATACCCAACACCAGGATTTGTGATGGCAACACTTACAATATTTCCCCCACTTACTGCCGCTGTTCCTATGAAATTCAAGTAAAAACCATTAGAATCATATGTTTGAACACCAACTCTAACTGTCTGAACACCGACTCTATATCCAGATCCACTATTTCCAATACTAATAGAAGCAATTGTCCCAGCAGCAGAGACTATTGCTGTTCCGCCAGCAGAAACTAATGGTTGATAACCAAATCCCTCTGTTGAACCAACAGAAATAATAATACCACCAGTTGGTAAGTTTGATGAATTTACATCATAAGCGACAGAGGTTGCAGTTCCAGTAAATGTTATTGACGTTACACCAAGACTTTCTGATAATGTGTAATTTATATTTGAACCAGGTCCTTGGAAAACATCATTAATTAAAATAATTGCATTTTCATCGGAAATTCCTGTTATGTTTTCTCTAGAACTTTTTAGGGTAAATAATCTATTTGTTCCAGTAAATCCATCCGATATATCATCAAAAATATAATTTTTATAATAAGATTCATTAGAAGTATTGACAATACCAGATCTCATGAAAGATCTTCCATGGAAGTGTGAACTTGTTGATATTCCAGACCAATCTCTTTCATCTGGTGGGTTAGTTATACTTCCAATTGGAACATTACCATAAGGAGCTTCTACAAAGTTTAAAGTATTATCAATGATGTTATAAGTTCCTCTTACTTTTGTAACTACCGCACCAGTAGAATATCCAGCAACCGAAGTGCCTAGCCAAGGTCTTCTAACTCTTATTGCATTAGTGCTGCCAATTCCAACACCTTCAATTTTCATTATTTCGCTTCCAATTCTTATTAAATCACCTCCAAAGAATGAAGTTATTCCGGTGAAATAAAGTAAATCATCTGTCGTGAAAACATTAGATGCCAAAGTTGTTGTTTGTGATGTAGCAACAACTGGTGATTGAATAATATTATCAAGTGAAATTAAAACCTTGGCATTTTGATTATGGGAAGTAAATTTGTGAGTTGTTCCTGTCCCAACTGATGTTAAATCAAGAACATTCGGAATAGACTTTAATGAGTCTGTCGCTGAAGTTGCTACCTTTACCTTATTCTCATTTACTTTGACTATGTAAAGAGTTGATGGAAGTTTGTCCGTTAAACCAATACCAGTTATTGATGTAGTTGCAATTCCAATTGCTGTTGTAGTACCGGCACCAGCATTGGTGTAAATCACCTTTTCTCCAGTAACAAAGAAATGACCCGGAATTTCTATTGTATCATCTGTTAGATTTACAACACTAGCACTAGATCCATCAAAATATCTTTCAAAAATTTGAGCTCCCTTATGAGTAAGGTTAAATGCTCTCTTCAAATCGCTTTCTGTTCCATAATAATTTGCATAATTGGTTTCAATAGTTCCATTATTCAAGTCAACAACATCTCTTGAATCATCTTGGATTCTCAAAATGTTTGCATATACTTTAACTTGTGTTTCTATGTTTGGTAAAGGAGTGAACGTTAATTGGGTAGTTTGACCAATTCCGGTGATTGAACCACTAATACTTCCAAGACTACTATGAGTTTCTAGATTTCCAAACTCTGTTACATATGGTTCTGCATATGTATCATCATCAATCATAACAACTTCAGATATTTGATGTCTGTTGTTTGTTATGTCTGTTACTTGAACTAAACAATATGCTGCACTATATTCCCCAGAATATTCCAAAATAACTGATGAAGTTGGTGATGTTGAGGAAGATATAGATGTTGTTTTTGCCGTTAGAACTGCATGTTTCATTTCAAGAGTTCCAACACCTACACTAGAAGTGTTAGCAATTCCAATTGTAATTGTATTGATGTATGTTGTTGTTCCTATTCCAGCATTAGAAATAAAATCTACCTTTACCGTAGATCCAGAAATATATGGATAATAAGTTCCATAACCACTAGAAGATAGTGGTGTTATTACTGATCCTGTTGTTAACTGACCATACTCAATCACTTCAACATTTGTTCCGTCATGAACCAAATTAAGTTCATCCAGTTCATATTGACCATCACCACCATTAATTTCAACAAGGATTTTGGCCGATCTGTATGTGGAAGCAAAACTTACAATAGTTACTGTTGATGCTGCCGCAACACTAGAATTTGTAGTGTTAATATTAACAATCGGACCTATAGACGTACTTCCAACTCCACTCAAATTATCTTTTATGTTATAAGAAAGAGTTGCTACATCATAGTCATTTACTGTAAATTTAGTTGGATAATAGTTTAAGATACCCTCAGAACCACTCACTGCAAAATCAAAAGAACCAAGATCATACAATGTCTCAACTCTTCCATATTGATTTAAATAACCATTTATATTATCATGAATCAATGTGAGTAACATAACCTGTCTTTGACCGGTATATCTTCTATCTTTAATATAAGTAATGTATTTTTGAGATCTTACGTCTCTAAGATCAAATCTATGAACTTCTGAATAATTAGTTGGTCTTGGATTGCTATTGAATTGTGGACTAATATCATCAATTGATAAAACTCTATTGCCAAATGACTCAAAGTAATCAGTCAGAACTCGATTGCTGAAGGATATCCTATTCGAGAATACTCTTGATCCTATCCTCAAAGAATTTTCTTTGGCTAAGTCAAAATCATAAAAACAATTTAGATCTCCAAAACCAATTACATCAACTATAGCATCTACACTAGTTACTTGAGTCGAAACTCCAACTGTTAATGAAGTATTTGTCTCCGGAGAAACTTTAGACTCCATCTGCAAATCTGAGAATTTTTTAAATCCAACTGTATGGTTTAAAGTGCTTACAGCATCATTCCATGTGTCAAATGGTATTTTTGACTTTATTGAATATGAGAAGTTTTGATAATAGAAATTATCCTGTATTCTTTGTTGCTCATTGTTTAAAAATCCAGCACTTGTTTCCCACCCACTTTCAACTTTTGAAGTTGAATCTAAAACAGCATAATAATCAAATTCTGTAATCGAGGAGGCAAATCCCTGAGTTTTTGATGATAATCCCTCTATTTTATTGTTAACTTTAAATTCATCTTTGGTTGATATTTTTAAATAATTTGTAATTGGATCCCAACTCTCAACCAAACCAGTTGAATTTTCTGATCTTACAATTTCTCCAACTCTATAATTATTTTTCTTTAAAGTTGAGACGAATTGTGGGAAAAACTTTTCAGGTATAATTCTACCAGCAGAATTTGCTGCATCAAAATTACCAGGAAACTCTGTTCCTGATAGGTAACCATCCAAACTATATGATACAGAACCTATACCACCAATATTTGCATCAATATCTGTTACTGTGAAAAGTTGATAGTTATAGTTTTCTGAGTTAAATCCTTTTGCAGTAGATCCTATTCCAACACTAATGTTTTCAATTAAAACTTTGTCATTGATTTTGAATGGGAAAGCATCGGAAGTGTTAAACCCAGTTGATAAACCAACTGTTACTATCTTAGTTGAACTATTATAGGATATAGTTCTGATACCAACACCATTTGAGTTTTGTATTGGTAAAATAACTGGGGTTGTATTATACATCCCATAACTATTATTTCTAATTTCAACATTATTTTTCCCAAGATCATATTTTAAATCAACTTCCGGAACCAAGTTTCCTGTTTTTCCGTCAAAAACCAACAGTTTTGGTGCAGATACGTATCCTCTACCAAAAGACGAAACACCAACCGATTCAAATGATGTTAGGCTATCAATTTTTATAATTTTTGGTAGAGAAACTTTTGGTTTTAGTGTATAATCTGATGGATAATCAAATCCAATATCAACTATTCTTGTTTTTTTAATTTTTCCTATTGATCTACTTTGAGTTTCTAAAACAGCTCCAGATCCAGTTTCGGATAAAACTCTATCTATAGAGGGAAGTGAATAGTATCCTGACCCCCTATTCAATATTTTAACTTCTTTTATTGGTCCAAAAGCAGTTTTTGAATCTGTATAATATTTCAAATCAGAAATAGATGATGTATATGAAGATGTCTCTGGTTCTTTTGGTAAGAAGTAATTAAAAGAAGTTGTGGATGATATTGAAACTTTATGTTTTCCGTTATAAAAACTATTTACAATTTGTAATTCATTGAAAGAACTTACAGTATCATCTGATGTTATTTCTCCTTTTTCAGAGGGTAAAACACTTTCATAAATGGGGACTAAATTGTAATATAAAGTTTTTGGTACATTTTCATTTACACTTATGATAACCTTAGCATCACTTGAAATTCCAACGACTCCAACTCTTTGAACATTAAAGGAAGAATCATACTGTGAAGTATCAAAAATATTTTTAAATTTACTATCTTTATAAATTTCAAATCTAAAAGCAGAATATCTAGTTGATTGATAGTTGTAAGATAGTGAAGAATCTGACAAGTCAAATTGAACTAAAGAATTCTTGTATAATTTTAGTGGTGGATTTACTTTGGATAAAGATCCTGAAGAAGCACTTGTAATATCAATTACGCTTGGTGCTCTTTTTGTTGCATTAAAGTAAGTGTCTGATAGTCTAATATTATTTTTATCAACAAAAATTACATAATAGCAATTTTCATTTACAAGACCACCTGATGGGGATGGTGAAGTGTAAATTACTTTGTCTCCAGCAATAAATCCATGATTAAAAATAGTTATTGTATTTGTTGTAGTGTTTACGTCACCAGAAGAGAATGACTGTGTGTTTATAACTATTTTTCTATTATAATCATCATACTTTACAGTTATAGATGTTGTAATAGATGGATTTACATCAATATCAACATAATCATTATTTAAAAGTCCATGAGTTTGTGCAGTAGAAACAGTTACAATATTTCTTGAAATTTGCCCCGTAATTACTGAATAATTAGTAACAAAACTATGATAAACACCAGTACCAATTCCAGTAAAAAGTAATGGTTTTATATTATTAGTCGTGCTGCTGATTCCGGCAAAAAATCCAGTTGTTCCTAGTCCAACTTTTACTGTGGAAATTCCAATAAAGTTATCATCAAATTTTGCAACATATACATTTGAATTATTGGAAAGTGTTGTTGTTCCAGATCCAATAGAATAAACTGTTATTGGGGTTCCACTATTTGTTTTATATGTTAACAGATCTCCAGTATTTAATTGGTGATTAGGAAGATAAATTGATCCATTATTGACAAATACTTGGGTAACACCAGCACCAGGATTGGAAATACTAATTGTCGTTCCTGCACCCAGAGAGGTATTAGTTCCTATAGCAACAGACTCTTTTGGATCAAAATATATTTCTTTATTAATAGAATATGAATAATCTGTTTTAAATCCAGAATTTATTTTAATTTTTCTTGGATTTTCATATAAAACTGTAGTTACACTATGTGAAACACCAACGGTGCCATCAATTTGTCTTAAAATTCTTAAGCGAGATGAAGTTACATCAATATTAAGAACTTTTATTTTTTCATCATCTAAAGTTAAAATATCATTTTCTCTTATATTTGAAAAATCTAAAGATCCTCTCACAGAAATATATGTAACTATTCCAGTTACATTAATAGATCCTATACCAATTGATGTTGTACCTAATCCAACAAGAGAAAATCTACTTGTTTCTACACCAGCAATATAATTTCCTTCTATTAAGGTAGAAGAAGTGCTTAACCCCGATATTGATATTAAATCAAAATTTGAAAAATTATGTGGATTTTCGGTATATGTAACATACTCACCTTTGTTTCCAATAGGATAAAATTCCACATTGTTTAATGTACTACTGGCAACACTTATGTTAGTTATTGATTTACCTAATAGTTTTGAAACAACTGCAGAGGCAGAATTTCCTCTTATGTTTGCGTCATAATCTAGATTATTAAATGATAGTGGATCGTTTACTCTATAGTTGTTTCCACCAGTCAAAATACCAATACTTTCAATATAGCCAGGAGAAACCCCAACCACATCAATAGTTTGATTCAATTTATTTGGTATAGTTATGTATTCATAAGTAGATTCATTCTCTATAATATTGTATGGATACGTATTTCTAATCCAATTGGTTTTATTTAAGTCAATTACATTTTGATTGGAAAATCTATCAAAATTAAATTTATTTGGCTTTGACTTATAATTATCCCCAATTAGATATGGGAAAACAGGTTTTTTATATTTTGCAAACGGACCAGAAGAATCTGTACCCGAATTATCAATAGTTGCAAAATATGCATATGTTCCTTTTGGATAATCTGGAGTAATACAAAATCTTCCATTGTTTTCATCCAAAACTGTTTCATCATCAGAATTATAATAAACATAATCTTCGATGAAAAATCCCTCTGGAAAATAGTTTAGAGATGGTCTAAATGAACTTAACTCTAATCTATATCCACTCTTCATTTGGGTGACAACTCCACCTGATTTTGTAGAGTAACCATATGGGCCATAAATTGGATTGCCATCATATGCCCACCCAAGTATTGGTGAGTGATCAGAAGAACTTATTTCTACTGAATTTGATATTCTTAAATCTGAATTTGAATATAAAGTTTTACCACCTTGATCTTTAGAAAATAGTAATTCTCTTAACTTTCTTGGTGCATATAAGTGAGTGTACTGCAATCCAAAATCTTTTTCCGTTCCATTGTATAAAAATCCATCATCTTCTGAAATTTTGCTTATATATTTTTGGAATAGATTGACAGTCCAAGATTTTATTTTTGCTCTAAATAATGCACCAATCCCTGCAGGAATTGCTGTAACTTCTGTCGAATTTTGAAGATATCCACCACCACCATCAATAACCTTAACTTCAATAATCTGGTTATTTGAAATAATTGGTGTTAAAACGGCTCCGGTTCCGGATCCAGAAACTATTAAGTCTGGAACTGAAGTGTAATTTTTTCCAACATTATTAACTAAAACTTGAATAATTTTACCGTTTGATATAACTGGTTGAAATTCTACATTAGACCCAGTGGCAATTGTTATTAATGGTTGCCTATCCAAATTAAATATATCTTCTACTCCATAAGAAGAACCACCAGTGGCAAGATGAACTGATTTAATAGATCCCCTAAAGATCGGTTGAATTTGTGCTTTATATTCGGTAGAAATTCCTATGTTACCTAGTATTTCTACACTTATTTCGGGGTAATTAAAAAAGTGAGTATCTAAATTTGAAGAAGTTACATTAACATACTGCTTGGTTTTATAATAAAAATCGGAATCAAGATTTCCAGTCCCAACTTGAGATATTCTAAAATTGTCATTGTCTATCTTTGTAATTATGTAATTTGTATTATTCGAAAGACCCCCTATTACAGACCCAAGTGTTGAATATGTTACAGTTTCTCCAGAGGAAAAATCATGATTTCTAATGTAAAATGAATTGGATGATGTATTAATTCCTGCAAATGAAACTGCTCTTTTTTTATTCTGGTATCCGTCCCCAGAACTTTCTACAGTGACTGAAGCAAGAACAGACTTCTTGTTTATAGATTCAAATGAGTGATTTCCAATACCATAATTAGTCAAAGATATTGTGTTTATGCCTAAAACAGCATCATTGAAATTTTTATGTAACTTTATTTTTGTCGCAGATACATTTGAAACATAATAAGTTGCATTAGTTGTTAGACCAGCGACAGATTTTTGTCCAAATGTTTTATAAATTACACTTTCACCATTTCTAAATTTATGGGAAGTTGAAAATCCAATCGTTGATACTGTGATACCAATTCCAACTAATGCTGATTTTAATTCTGAGCTGAATGAAACTTCATGAGTGACTAATTTCATGTTGGCTCTTGCTCTAGCACCAACACCATTTCCCCCGGTTATTTTTATTGTGGGGATATCAAGATAATCAAATCCAGAATTTACAATACGAATTTCTCTTAAAGAACCAGAAACTGCACAATATCCAGTAGCACCAGTTCCCACTGAGTCACTTATTATAATTTGTGGTGGATTAATCACATCATATTCAGATCCCTCTGATAAAACTTCAATATCTTCTATTGGACCATAAAATATTTTATCCTTTCCCTTATAATTTAATATTTCTACGCCATTTACTAAAATTCCAGTAAATCCAGGAGTAGTTTTTTCTGGTAAAGTGGTGGTTTCTGTTGGAGAAATTTCTCTTAGGAGATTTTGTGATTCTAAGGTTTTGCCAAAAAATTCATAAGGTATTAGAGTATTGTCATTAACTACAGTTTCATTTTCTACGTTTACAAAATCACCATTTAAAATATTAGATTTGCTTCTTGCAAATTTTACATTATTTGAGTCAACTCTTTTTATAAAATAAATTCCTTCTTCAAATAAAGAACTTGCTACAATATCAGACGTTGATGAGTTACCATCAATATCTACTGATGTTACAGTAGTTTTTTCAGGTACATAATAAACCGAATCTCCAGTATAAAATCCATGATCTTCCAAAGATGTTATGGAAAATGTACTACCTTGAAAAACACCAGAAAAAACTACAGAACGATCAGTTACTTTTAATTGCTGATTAACATAACTTGGAATAGAGGGAGATGCAATTAAAGTTTTTTCTCCATCTTTATATACATTTTGAACGTTTGCTGATAATATATTAGATTCTAAAAATTTTAATGTGTTTACTTTTAAGATGTTTCTTCTAATCTTAAATCCAATTCTTTTAAGTTCCCCTTGACCAATAACAACTATTGTTTTTTCTGATAACACATCCAAAACAGTAGAATTTGAAATGACAACATCATTTTCTAGGATTTCTAATTTATCACCTATTTGGAATGTGTGCTTATTTTTTAATGTAACACTATAAGTCTGATCAGAAGAATCAACTACTGAATAGGATTCAACATCATATGTTGGTGATGTATTGAAGATCCAATCATTGTCTAGAGCAGATTTTCCTTGATATCCTAGAGTAGGAATAGTAGCAGTGTCGCCTTTATTGTAAAAATAATTCTCAGAATCAAAAGAAACATTATTTAAAATTGAGTTAATTCTAACCTTAATTTCTTCACCAAGTTCAGTGACTGCTGACGCATATGTATTAATACAAATTCTTGAATTATTTGGTATTGTGTAATTTACATCACTACATCCCAAAAACTGAGTTAAATTCTTTGAAGTGTATTTTACAATGCCCGTCGTTTCATTATTAAACTCAACAGAAATCTCACCTTCATTTGGAAATCCTACAGTGGAATCTACATCTATCACTGTTGATCCTACCGGAAATTCTCCAATAGATCTAGTTTTGGGGTGAACTGAAAATTTTCCATAAATTGCACCATCAAAAGATGAATCTCTATTGTATCCACCGTCAATTTTTAATTTATAGAATATTCTCTCATCATTTGAGACAATTGTTTCAATTTCAGAAACAGTACCATAAGATTCTGTTATATTTTGATATGGTTTTTGGAATAATGTAAGATTTTGTATTTTATTAATAGGACCGGAAATTAATTCAACTACTAAATCATTCGTTACCTTATATTGTGCATCAGATGGTCTAAAAAGGAAATCTTTAGGACGTATTATGTTTACTTCTTCTCCATATAATGCTTTAAATAAAATTTCGAAAGATCTATCAGTACCTTTACTTCTGTAAAAATCTTTAATCTGCTTTAATAAAGTTGACTCATTTACTTTTTCAGTAAAACTTCTATTTTCAAATCCAGGTGATATTTGATACTTTGTTTTAATTAAAAATTCTTTAAGGAAAAGATTGCTAAGGTTGTATACTAAAGTTCCAGATGTATGAGATTCTGCATATGAATCTTTAAAAACTAATTGATCTGATGTTTTTAATTTGTAAGTGGAAGCTATACCAACATTCGTATTCTTATATGCTACAATTCCACTAAATCCTCTGTAACAATTATTAAATCCATTGGAAGTTTTTGTTTCATATACAATAACTTCATTGTCTATGGATATTAAACCATATTTTTCCGGGAATCCATCAGTCCCTGTTTCGGAATCTAAAAGATTTATTGTTATATCTCTATCAAAAGATGTTATATCAGTGCCTAAAACTGTCGAAGTTTTTAAATTCGTTATGGAGTCCAGTTTTACGTACTTATCAATATTCTGTAAAAGATCAACAGATGCACCTTGAAACTCTTGGGCAAGATAATATTGAGTTAAAAACTCCCCCACAAGAGGAAAATCCTCTTTAACATATTGTGGGATTTGATTTTTTACAATATCTTTAAGTTGAATTCTTTTTTCTGTCATTTTATTACGATCTTACTAGATTCCCGTTGGTGTAGCTTGAAGAAACAATGTATTTTGATGCTGAAGGATCTAATCCTGAGGCAATTTCATCAACAACCATTTCAAAATTGCTGCTATTAATATCTAGTTGCAAATAAAGATCCTGTTTTCCTATAACATCATTTGATTTTGGTACTGTTGAAATTTGAATTATTGTCTGTCCATCTTTAACCTTTCCTGATGTTATATTGATGGGATTCATAGTTATTATTCCATTTTTATAATCTATTGTCCCAACACCTCTTCTTAGAATAGTTGGAGTTCTTGAATTTTCAGTAGAAACTGTAAATAAGAACAGTGATCCTGTTTCTCTATCAGTGTTTGGTATATCACCTAAGTATACTGTTTGTGTAATTCCTGTTACTTGAAATCCGGTTGATTTAATATTATATCCATTCATATTTGATATATGAAATTCATTTCCAAATCCAATTTGATATTCTGCAAAAGTATTCAAAACAACTCTCAAATCTCTTCTCATTTGAATAGTTGTAATATTTGATGTTATTGACTCGTGACTGTCATCAATTAAGTTTAAAAATTTACTATATTTAAATCTGGCACCATAACGATTTAATTCTGTTGACTCTGAATATTTTGTAACGTTTGATTGAATAATACTCGATACAAATGCTGATGATGGTGCAAGATTTGTATTGTAATAAACCTTCGAATCTACTTCAACATAAAGATATTTCAAGTCTAAAATTTCAGGAACAATACCGGCAACCGCATATTTTTTTAATTTTAGTTTTATGCTTTCTTTTTCTAGATTTGGTAAAAAATCACCAAATCTTGGTTTTATACTAATGAAAACTTTTCCATATTGTGGCGGTATCAACTCTTCTCCACCAAAAACAGAAATAGCTTCAGTTTCTGGATATATTTTTGATGGAATCAGAGTCTCAAAATCATTTGCTGTTAAAGCTCTATTTTGAGATGCATAGATTCTTGGTGCATATTTTTTTATAGATTCTACACTTTCAATATTTTCTCCACCTCTGGTTGGTAGTTGTGTTGAGAGTAAAGAAATACCAGAGGTAACTGTATATTCAATGGAGTTTCTTGTATAGGTTAACCTACCAGAAAATGTAAAAGAGTTTACACCATTAGCACTATCACCATTTGATGTTATATAATTTGCAGTAATAAAGTTCCCCTCTTCCAACTTTCTACCAAATATACCATCACCAAAAATTAATTCATATCTTTCATCTTCTATTTCTTGTAAAAAATATACGTTAGATGACCCATCTATATCAAATAAACTATCTTGATATGCATATTTTACCAAGGTCGTTGCATTTTCGTTACTTCTAACAGTTACTGATATTAATTCAGTATCAATACCTGCATTTGGTAAAATAAATCTTTGATTTGGATTCCTGGAAGAATAAGTAAAATTATTAGTTAACAGTATACCTTCGTTTATTTTTATATTATTAAAAGATGCAACCTGATTAAATACTGGAACTGTAATGTCATCGAGTATTGAAAATGCAAAAGATTGATTTCCAAAGTTTCCTGATGATGTTGCTACAATTCCTTTCTTTAAGGTTAATGATGCAGGTGCTGGTGATACATTAGAAACATCTACAAAAAAGGATATAGTAGCAGTTGCAGACTTTCTAGAACGAGGTATATATCCAATATTTCTTGCAAGAGCAACAACATTTTCTCTTAGTGTTGCACTATCAATAAACACCTCATTTGCAACCATATTTGCATTATATGAAGTAATATAGGTATTATATGCCAAAACATCCAAAATTGTTGAGAGATTAGATCCCTCAAAGTCATAATCAGTAAAATTTGGATTTGCTTTTAGATAATCTCTAAGGGTTGTTTTAACCTGATCGAAATCTAGGTTAGAGAAGTTTACTAGTGGCATTTTTACCTAGTTGGTTGCAAAACAAATTGTAATTCTTGTGCAGGAACGTTGGCTCCTATAATTTGATATTGAATTAATACGTCAAAAGAGTTATTGTCATAATCGGGAGTCACTACAACATTTGTTAGATCTACTCTTGGTTCATAATTTACAATAGAGGTTGCAATTTCATCTCTAATATTTGATGCTTCAATCTCATCTATATTCTCAAAAAGCATCTTTGATATTTTTGATCCAAAATTTGGATTAAAAAACTTCTCACCGGGAAGGGTAAATACAATGTTTCGGATAGAACGAGAAATTGCACTTTCATTTTTAAGTGCAATCAAGTCACTGTTCAGAGGATTACTCTGAAAAGTCATACTTATGTCTTTGAAACCTTGACTTACCCTTTCTAGAGGCATTGAGTATTATAATTCTATCTTATTTATTAGAGATTTTTTGATTCGTAAAGAGGTTCAGTGCCATATTCCCAATCATCATAATCATTATCATTACGAATTTTTGCGTGAATTTCATTTTGATGGAAAAAATCATGCTTCTTTGGAGTTAACTCATCGTTTGCAATCTCACGAAGCATTTTTTGCTTGTCAATTTTCTCTTCCCAACCATATTCACTTGATAAAAATTGAGTTCCCCATTGATTTTTCATAAAATTTTGATCTTTATCGACTTTTTTGGTCATTTTTTGCTCCTGATTTAATAAATCAGAACTTTTTACGGGGTTGCTATCCCGAAAACAGCAAAAAATATCTATTTTATGGTTTCCAGTGATTGTTTGGTTGCTCCCACCAGAAGTGTAAGTCTTCTACATTGTCATCATAGTAAAGAGAAACAAAATCACTCTTAAATTTACTGTGAATGTTTTCACATAATGATACTGTATGTATATTTGCAGAGGATATTGAACGAATTATATTGGTAATCCATGTATAATTACCCCCTCTTATAACTCCTGCTTCAATTAACACAAAATTATTCCATTTTTTTGACCATCGTTTAAAGTTCTCAGTAAATTCTTCCATATACTCTTGAGAACTTTCATCTGGAAAGGGAACATTCACTGATTCGATATGAAAAATCTCTCCATCCATTGTCAATGAATGAGAGAGATGCTGTGTTACAATTGCAGAGTAATCAGGAGATACCATTAAAAAGCAAGTATTAGATGGATGAATATCTAAATTTGCAATTTTAAGTTTATAGGTCATCTCCTGAATCAGAGATTTTTCTTTATCTTCAGAGATAAAGAGTAATTTCTTCATTTACCTTGTCCACGATACTTTTTCTTACGTCCATTACGAGACGTCGCGCTCAGTAGTGTACGAGCAGAACGCCCTTGACGAGTTTTCTTTGGTGCTCCGGGTTCAAAAAGAGTCTTGTTACTTCCACCACCTTTAGCCATCTTTAATTTCCTCCAGTTCAATTAAATTAGGATCAACATCTTCACCCGAGAAAAAACGCTCAGAGAAGTCTTGAAGAATCTCACTACATTCTTCTGCAGTGAGATTCATATAAATTTTACGTCCTTGATAAAGTACGTTATAGATCATCAGATAATACGAGTTTTTTCGTGCCCAACGCGAATACGAGGATCGCACCAAATCTCAAAGCCTGCCTCTTTTGCATCAAGACAGAAACTTACATCTTCTCCACACATATCCTGAACATTGCCAGATTCAAAGACTTGCATCTTTGGAGCAAACCAAGGATACTCAAGATTCTCAAAGACTCCATTCTTAATCAGAACCCAACCAAATCCAGTGTAATCCACTGTGAAAGGCTTTCTACGCTTGGAGATTGAATCCACGGTTTCATGATTCATCACACCACCGTTCTTACGGAAATCATCCTCTTCCAACCAGTGTGCGACAGAAGTTGTGTGACCATCCTCAGTTGCATACCAACCTGCGACAACTTCACGCTCAGTACCATCTTCACTGAGAGCTAGATCACAGAGTTGCCAAAACTTGTTTGTATCAAAAACAATATCACTATCAATCCAGAGTTGATAATCATATTGTAGTTTTCCATCCCAAGGAATTTGCTTCGGTCCACGGAGAACATTTGCTCCAAGACACTTACAACGTGCAAAGTTAACCATTGAGGAATAGTCTTGCGAGATCTGAATACTCATACCATTCTGTACCATATCAAAGCACAGTTGTACAAAGTTCTTCAGAAAAATGAAAGAACATCCTCTACCAGGTAGACAGAAGACAATACTCTTTCCACGCATTCTTTCTTTAATTTCATCAATATCCCATTCTTCTTTGGGTTTTGGTGCTGCTGCTTTAACAGTAAATCCTTTTGCCATAAAGTTTAATAAACCTTCAAATTCAATTTTAACAGTCTATATATGCGTTGTCAATATGATGGACTTCCTTGTGGATCTGATGACTCATTATTTCCACCACCTCCAATATTATTTGAGAGTTCTATGAAATTCAGATCATCTACACTATAATCAGTCTTCATTACTCCAACCATCTGATGTAAGGTATTCCAAGTCTTCTTAAACTCTTCTTCCTTCAAAGAATGAAATAAACACTGATTCTTTGCATATATGTGATAGATCTTTTCCATATAAAAAAAATATTTCCGGAATTTTTTCAAGTGAACTTATTTCACTATTGCATTATATATCAGTATTATCAAAAATCCAAGGGGGATGAATATAATTCTTCCCATTTGCTTTGGATATCTGATTATCCAACCTGCAAGTATAACTTTCCAGAAATTCCAGTAAGGTTCTCTGCGGCGCCTTTTAGATTCTTTCATACTTCCGGAAAAATTTTAAGAGAGTGACATTTAGAGGTCAAATTGTCACCTCTGTAGGTTAGGGTAGTTTCGCTTTTTTATACGGGGGCGCAACGCCGCGCGGCGCCTATAACAAACCGCCAGGATTAACTGCCGATTCGCATCACTGCCAAAGCATAACATAAGCGCCCTCCAGTGTCAACCAGAGGGCGCACAGTTGCTATCAGAATTCAATCGGATTCAGAGTGCCCATGCTATCAGAATCATCAGCAACATTATCAGCGGTGAGAGTATCCAGAATGGACAGAATCTCATCGCCAGTGTTACCTTGTGCCAGCAGGGAAAGCATCACAGACTTGGACATAATGAAGAAGAAAAGTGTAATGAACTGTGTGTGTTGTGAGGGCGCCCCTAGTTCCCTCATTCTAGCAGTTGTGCTAGTTCCTGGAGCGTGCCTAGTTTATACTCATGTGACAGGAGTATCAATCAATTAGAGATAACCTTCCTCATCAACTTTGCCCCATTGAATACACCCATCATACAGACCAATGTAATAACGGAACAGAGAGATTTCTAGGATTGCAGTGTTCTCATCCTGCATCTTTGTCATAACATCACGCAGATCAACGTTGAAGTAGAACGTATCAGCAGGAGTGGAGGGAGTTGCGATCTTCATTGTTAGTTAAGAATGAACGGTAAGTGTCTTTATAGGGCGCATCTTATTCCCGTTCACTGATGCTTACTGATCAGGAGTTAGCAACAGCACGGATACGAAGTTCCTGCTCAATGCCATTCCTACCCTTACCAGTTGCAGCATAGAATCGGGTGCCACATCCTCCAACCCGTGTCATCACAAGTTCGGATTTACGGGGTTTACGTGTTGCCAACCGTGTGACCTTAACTTTACCTTGTGCCTCAGCAATTGCCAGGTCCAGGTTAGTCATCTTGGTGATGTTCATGACGCAGTGTAATTTAAGGACTGAAGAAGTGAGTGTTACTTAAGCGGGCAAATCAGCGCCCATCCCATACAGAACTCGTCCACCCGTCACGTTCTGCAGCACGGCGATCATAGTCCTCTGCAGTATAGTAATCGTCAAAGTCCTGATCATAAGCGGGAGTCTGAAGATACTCAGGCAGAGGTTCATATTGACCAGTCTGGAAGTTGTAACGGAGTTGAGACATTTGGAGAAAAAGTGAAGTGAACTGTGTGGTCCTTAAGTATAACTCAGAAGTCAAACACGTCAGAGTTAATCTGAATCGCATTTACCTTCGGGTCAGTATAAGAAACCCCATCACCAGTTACTGCATCAGAACCCATGCAATCACAGAAGGTTTGATAATCACCACACTGACGTGCCAGGTTATACAAACCCTCAGTATTGTTGATCCAGAGTGCAACATTCCAGGTCTCATAATTCTCCCAACCGTTATAGGAAATGTCCAGAGCGTTGGTTTGAAAAGTGACAGTCATTTGGTACGTCTTGAGTGTTAGCGGGGCGGGTTGTCTGCCCCTCATACTATAGGTACAGTTTAGACGATCGTAACTTTAATACCAACCAAATTACCAACGGTCAGGTGTACTTAGGTCCTCAACGTAAGCATCACACTTCTCTGCAGGTTCCAACTTGAATAACTTCTCCCAATCAATCTGATGTGGGTCGAAGTCACCGAACACTGATAGATCCAGAGTGATCCTATAACGCTGCTTCTGCGCTTGTTGAAATGCAACTGACATAAGTACGCTCCGTTGGTGTATGTGAAATACTCTAAGATGCCTGGGAGAACTTGTCAAGTCCTGTGGGGTATTTATGTGGACGGTTTATATTGTGGCACGGGGATTGTGAGGATTTTGTGACCCCGGAGTTGACAGAAGTGCGGTCCTTATGTTATGCTCGCTTAGATCACAAACACCCAGCACATTTATAAGGTATTCACACACTTTTTCCACAGAGATAACACCTTTTTCCACACATTTAACATACTTTTCCACAGGCATGTTAAAAAGACAACTATATTTTTTAATACATTTTTAATCGTTTTTAATACCTTTTTAACGTTATTTCATGCTTTTAGGCATAAAAAAAGACCCTTTACATAGGGTCTTTGTCTTATATCAATCAAGTGCTAATCTGTACCTTGCATAATCTTCTGCATCCTTTCTTTGCTTGAAACGTGCTTCCTCTCCTTCAAATCTGAGAGGTAGATAACGATACTTTTTCCCTTCCTTTGTGATAACAGTACGGGAGAATAGATGCAATGAGTAACAACCTTCTTCAGTATATTCTTTCTCTTTCTTAACAATGAAAGGCAGAACTTTTGAATCGTTGAATGATGTTTTGGAGAGAAGCATTTTGTATCACAAGTTGAAGGGTTTGTTCATCAGTAAGTGACTCTAACTCTTCATCAGTTAAAGTATCAATGACAGAGAGAACTTCGGACATCAAACTAACTGACAAGGTGAACCACAAGAGCGATAGAAATCAACCATTCTTTTTGCTTCTTCAAGTGTATGAAATGATTGAACTCTCCACTCTTGAGTATAAGGAGTTTGGTAACGAATCAGGTACATTTGAGTAATCAACCTTCAATCAGTTCGGGATAGTATTCTTGAACTTCAGTAATCAGTTCTTCGTCGCTATAACCAGAGAGATTTTCTTCAAGTTGATCTCCTACAATACGCATCAAATCTTTGGTGCTCATGTTATCAAGAATACGATCAACATAATCAGAAATGAGTTGTTCGCGGTTCATCATGTTTGGAAAGTGAGTGTTACTTAAGAGAGAGAGAAAGTTCAGTTAAGGATCATACCTTCAGTGAACGGAATCGGATCATTGTTGTCTGTATCAATCACAACCCATTCGAAGTTTCGTTGAAAGATACGGGCACCATTTCCGTGCTCTGAGAGAATAGCATTAAGACGAGACTTCGTGGTTTTTGTCTTATACCCACAAGTGTAAAGTTCAAGAGAAGTCTCTAGAATCGTTGCAATATGATTGCCGTGCAGATACACATAAGAGGCATCACGTTCGGGAGAATAGATAACTTGAGTGTTACCATTGCACCAATTCTCGCTGTTGAGAATTGCTTGATTCATTTGACGTTCGATGATTCGCATGGTAGGAAGTGAAGTGGTGATACTACAGGTACAGTTTGGACGATCGTAACTTTAATTCATTGCGATTGCAGATTCCAGATTAACCTCACGGGTTTCCATGATCGCATAATCGAAACCATCAACTTCCTCCAACCATTTCATATAAGCAGTGGCAGCAGAGAAACAATCAAACAAGCGGAGAGATTTGAAGTTTTCGCCTTCATAATCAATTCCACCGATCACAGCGTAGACTTTAGGCATTTGGGACATTTGGGAAGTGCTCATACTATAGGTACAGTTTGGACGATCGTAACTTTAATTCTCAGCGAAATGCACCCAGAGAGAGAAACTCAGAGGCAATTCGCTTCTCTGCAATACGCTTACCATTCACTTGGAAAGTATAGCGGAATTGACCTTTTACAGTCTTGGAAACTTTACAAGTCAGGCAAACTTCGCCGTTTTTGTATGAAGGATTGCCCTCAACATAAAGAGGAAAGTAGTGGTTGCAAATACCGTCCAAACGGTAATCAACAACACCATTGCGTTGTTGATAGTTTTCCATCGCAAGTTCCTCAGTGAGTTTGATGGAATCGAGGAGATCGTTGATGTTCATACCATAGGTACACTTTAGACGATCGTAACTTTAATCTCAACTATCATACGATTTTAGATGTATATTATCCATCACAATCAATGACAATTCAAATAACAAATCAGAGTCAATGTTACCTATCTTTTCTTGTATCGCATCAGGAATGATTTCGTGCATAAAATCAATCCAACGCTCATCTTGGTAGATATATTGAATCACCTCATCTGTCAGAGCAATGCCTAACTTTCGCGTGGTCTTGTTAGATAATGTCATTGGTCAGAATTGGATGATAGAATGTCAGCAGTTGTATGAAGTACAGTAGCGGTAGCATACCTTACTGATGGTGAGAAAACAATACCAAGAACAAAAAGTAACGTGAGAAGTTTCACTTTATCAGGTGATTTGAATGTGAGACTTTTGCGTGCCATCAGTTGTTTACAGTAACCCAGTCACCTTGAATATCACAAAACTCAAGCAAAAAGTAGTCTACAGATACACCTTCAATCGCAGCATACTCTACAGATTCCTGATACTGTTCAGATGAAAGAATAAAGAAATCAGTCTCAATCATTGTCAAGATCAGCAACTTTATCGTAGAGAGCAGCAACATCAACTCCAAGATGTTCGCTCAATTCTTCCCAATCATCATGAAACGTAATTAGATCAAGAAGTGCTTGAATTTCGTCAGTTGAAAACATCATCAATAACCGTTCATGAAATTAGCAAGTGCTTCCTGATATTGTTCCTCAGTGTGATAGGTTCGGAGTCCAATCGTCAGAGGAAAGGTACGCTTTGAAGCAGAAGATTTGGGCAGATCACGACCCTTATCGAGGATCTGCTGTTTGTAAGGATTTGCGTTGTAGTTAGTGTTGCTCATACCATAGGTACACTTTGGACGATCGTAACTTTAATTCAAAAGAATTAAGAGTCTTGTGTTACACTTTCAACCAGTTCCTGATAATACTCCTCATCATAGATGGAAGTGATAAGTTCTTCCATATCATTCTCATTGGATTGTTGAAAAGAATCGACCAACAGTTCATAGAGCATTTGTTCCATGGATTTCGTGTCCATTTCATCAACAACGCGATCACAATAGCGTTCGATGAGATCGTTCAGTTGTTCGGAAGTAAGAGTCATTTTTGTTTTAGGATTAGGAAGGGAAATCACCAGTTTATCAGGACAGCAATGTTGCCAAGTTTATTCTGTTCATCTACAATCTCCATCGCATGATTATATGTTTTGACGGTGATGTAGCGTGCTTTACCTTTAGTCTCAGGGAACAGATTGAGGCGGTCGATGATACGAACCGTGTTGGAGTGTTTCATTTCAGAATGATACGATAATCAATGGATTTGATACACCAACCAGTTGCGCAAGTGATCTCTTCAACTAGATCATCTTCATCATCTGCTTCCCAAAAACCTAGAGATTCTTCAGTAACTTTATCATAATGATGCTGAGTGAACTCTTCATCAGGATCATCAAAATCAAACTCAATTTCAGTAACTTGGAATTGCATCATTTGCAGTAGTTGGTGTTGATTTCGCAGAAACGATCTGCTTGGCGTTCTTGATACTCACTCACGGTTGCAATAGCATTCGAACCGATGTGAATACCAAAGAAAAGTGTAGCAAAAAGGAAAGCAAATCGCATCAGTTGAGAATACAGAAAGTGCCACAGAAACCACGAACCCAGTTTAGAGTTTCGTGATAAGATGTGCGGGGATTGCTCATCTCCATTGTAGAACCATTGCGGGGATTGTGTGCAACAGCAACGTAGAGATTGTCACACTCTTTATCAGTGATTTGCTCAATCCACATTTGATTGACTTTACCTTCCTTCCAATTCGTGTGGTAGGAGTAGATTTCGGAAACGATGTTAGGGTTGCTCATACCATAGGTACACTTTGGACGATCGTAACTTTAATACCTACCAACTTCCACGCTGAATGTGTATCTTACGAATCTCCTGATAAATGAACTTTTTGAGTTTGTCGTCTGTGGTATTGTCAAACGCATAATACAAACGATTCAAATACTCATCTTGTGTGGGGCATTTGACTACATCAGCAGCAGTCATTCCAAGTTCATTAAGAGGCGAACCCGCTTTAGATTTTGGGCGACCAAAGTTGCCAGTGATGTTACCTTGTGTGCGAAGTTTAGGACGAATCTTGGAGAGGTTAGAGTAAGTCATACATTCTCATCTCCCATGTCAAGAGAACAATTTGAGTAACCTTCATCGTATCCTCTATCATAACCCTCATCATACATTGCTCGGGCAAACTCAAGAATAAGAGAAGGAATTACTTTCCAGTCTTTAATGTCATCTTCATCACGACAACAGAACTTGTAATTTTCAGCAAGTTGTAGGATTTGTTCGTTAGTCATCATCAAACCTCTTCACGCATTTTGAGAAGTTCTCTACGAAGTTCTCCACCTTCATAGGCAAGAAGACCCGTAGTTTCAATCATGTTATACCATCCTTCATCTTGATGATACTCAATCAGGGCAACTAGAGCATCAATTTGTGTGGTTGTTAAAGTCATTTCACAGATTCCTGATAGATTTCCATACCCTTACGCATACGAATGTAATCATCAATCATTTCACCAATCTGCTCATAAATGTAGGAAGAACCACCTACATCACAGAGCACATCTTCAGTGAGAACTTTAGAGAAACGCACTTCATTATCATTATCATCAAACTCAAAGACATCCTCTCCAGTATATACAAACGCAGCACAAGCAGCGTTCTCACCTTGTTGCTCAATCATTTGGTTGATAGAGTCACGAAGTTCAGAAAGTGTGCGGAACATAATCAGTTTTTGTTGCGAGGGTTAATGTCAATCAGTCGGTCAAGTGCATCACCAATAGTAGAGCGGGTTTGCTCATCCTTCAGTGATACTTTCTCATACACTTCGTAGAGTGAAGTGTAAATGTCGTCCCATTGAGTTTGTGTCATCATCAATCAACAACAGAGTAACAAGCAACCCAGGAAGGAACACCTGAGAGTGATAACGAATCATTGCGGGCATCGCAATAGTTTTGTGCGTCATCTTCAGAGTAGAAAGGTCCAATGTACTCTGGAGAATCCAGAGCGTTGGAGTCAAAGCGGACGGTGAAAGTGTTTCTCATACTATAGGTACACTTTGGACGATCGTAACTTTAATTACCTGAAACTTACGTTCACACCAACTACCCTAGCATGAGGATTTCGTGCTTGTGCAGTTTCACGGGCATCTTTAGGGTTGGTTGCTTGTACTTCTTCTTTGAAGACTTTGCCACCAACGTAGAGTTCAACGATGTACTTCATGAGTTTGTTTATACTTTAGAAAAAATTGACGTTTTTACTGCAGAGAATGACCTAGGGCACCTTTGCAGTAGAATTGCAGAAAAATCGGGTTTTTGATCTAGTGCTGGACAGGGTTCTCAGTGAGACGCAAGTGAGAATCATAGAGTCTGCCAGGGTTGTGCCTCTTTTACATCACTATCATAATACTTGCGGAAGATACTGTTAATAACTGGATACCACGGTTCGTTACAACTAGGATACCCACATTCTTCTGCTTGACGTAAGAAATGAAGAATACATGTTTCTTCATCCTTCGTCAGATTAACACGGTTGAGAGTATAACCAGTGTTAGTCATTCTTCATCCTCATCATCATCAAAATGAAACTCATAAACAGCATAATCTTCTTGACCAAGATTGCCGAAACGACATTTCCACTGAACGGGACATTGTTTCAACCAAGCATTAAAATCAATGCGTTGTGATGTGTATTCTGTAATCATTTCAGTTGTCCTCATTTTGCGTGAGATTGATGCGGTTAAGTATAGTCATAATCAACGAATGAGACGATAACCTTTACAACTTGTTCTGGGATTTCGCAGAGTTCTTAACATCGTTCCAGATGAGGAGTGATTTAACACTTCACGACACCATTTTGTAAGATTTGTGATTTCAATAGTTTCGCCAGTTGGTGTTTCAATCAAACGGGTTTTTGCTTGTGAGTATTCTACATTATCAGCATTACTCATCCATTCCAAGTTATCAACTCTGTTATCAGTTTTATCCTCGTTAATGTGATTAACTGTATCGTAGTTGTGAGGATTTGGAATGAAAGTTTCTGCTACTAATCTATGAATACTTGTGTGTCTTGACCTATCAGTTCCTGCCTCAAGAACGACCTTTAGATAACCTTTTCTGTCTGTTCTTGGTTCTAACTCTCTCTTGTAAGAATAGTCAAGAACTTTACCTCTACCGTTTCCTCCTGGTTTTTTGTGTGAGAACACTTTTCCATCGGTTGTGATAGAGTATTCTGGATAGTTTGGAATGAGTTTCATATGACTGGATGCGTTACATTTCTATTTAGAAGTATAACACATCCAGTCACATTATTCAACGAGCATACAAATACCCGGCACTCCAATCTGCGTTCTCAAACAACCATTCGCGGTCAGTGATAACTCGCAGGTCGTATCTTACACCCTTTGCAGGTGCTTTCCAAGAGGCAGATTTATACATTTGACCCGTTTGTTTGTCAATGAAACAATGAACGGAGCGGGAACCTCCACCACTAACAAAGATAACTTTGTGATACTTTTTACCCGTTTCAATCACATAATCAATCGGGCAAATACCATTGCGAAGTTCATCAATCCGACGCTGATGATACTCTACACTTTCACCACGCCCTACCAAATGCTGATGACCGCGAACAGAATACTGAATGTAATTGTGCTTCAGTGCTTCAATCAGCATTTGAGTATGCTTCAGCACCGAATCTGCGATGGTTTGTTGTGCTTGTGCTTGCATGGTAAGAGTGCTCATACTATAGGGACACTTTGGACGATCGTAACTTTAATTGATAGAAAGTTTGTATTTGTCAATCAAAAGGTCTCGCACAAGTTCGCGGTCTATACTATCACCACAGAACTCTCTACCTTTGATTTTAGAAATGCGAATAATGTCGTTGGTTGCTTTACGCACTATGGTACGATTTGCGCCCATAGGGTAGATGCCATCAGGACCATAGAAAGACATCACATAACCAATGAAATCGTTGATGAACTCTTTAGAGAAAGTCACAGTCATTTTAGTTATCCTCGATTAGTTTAACAGTAGGAGAATAATCAGGGTCTTTGAGAGTTTCATAGGTCAAAGTTTTCACCCAATCATCATAATCTGCCTGTGTT